GACGTGCTGGAGAATGCCTTGCTGAGCACATGGACGAAATAGAAGCTCGGCTAAATGGCACCAGTAAAGCAATTTCCACCGGATATCCGGATATTGACGCCAAGTTGAGCGGTGGTTTTCGCGAGGGATGCTTATACGTTCTTGCTGGCCGTCCGAAGATGGGGAAAACAGCACTCGCTCTCAACATTGGTTTGCATGTCGCCAAGGATCACGGAGTTTTATTCGAATCCATGGAAATGCCGATCAGAGAATTGAATGATAGGAATTTGGCTGTTGAGGGACATATTGCTCTTGATAATTTGATGGCACCTTCGCAAATGTCGAATGACGATTGGGCGAATGTCACCAAGGCTTCTAGCAAGATCAATGATCTTAAATTATTTCTAGCGGAACAGCCGGCTATGCGGATATTGGATGTACGCATGAAAGCGAAGCACCATAAACGCAAGCACGGATTGAAATTGCTTATCCTGGATTATCTTCAATTAATGGAGGGCGATGGAGAGAGCAGGAACGAGCAGATTGGCGGCATTACTCGTGGGTTGAAGGGCCTAGCAAAAGAGCTTGGAATCGCCATCATTGCTCTATCCCAGTTGAATAGGGATCTTGAGAAGCGTCCTAACAAGCGCCCGCAGCCTTCAGACCTGCGCGACTCGGGTGCCATTGAGCAAGATGCAGACGCAGTGATTTTCGTTTATCGCGACGAGGTATACAACCCTGACAGCCCTGATCGTGGCGTTTGCGAGGTGGATGTGGCGCTCTGCCGCCAGGGTGCGCCAGGTCGGTGCGGTTTGACCTATATCGCTGAACAAACAAGATTTGAAAGTATGGCCCGCTCTTGGCAACCACAGGCACCGGTGCACGAACGCGCCCGCAAGGGATTGGCGCTGGCTTTGCAAAAGCAAATATAGGGAGATCTCATGAGTGACGACGACCTCAACCACACAACTCCTCCAGGACACCTAGCATCTGGTGGCGCATTGGTCAGGCCAACAATGACCGAGAAGCGAGCTACTTACCTTCGCGAGAAATCGCGGAAGGATCAGGCGGCTAAGAGGGTGCTGGATTCCATCAAAGCACCGCAACTGAAATGGGTGACGAAATGAACATCAACGGCAATGCAGCCAGAGAAATGTCCTACCCAAAGCAGACTCTGCGCGAGTCGGTGGATAGCGCTTTGGAGAAGATCGGCAACTCGCCCTTCGCCGTCGCCATCTTCATGATCGCCGGAAAGATCAACGCCACGAAGCGCAACTCCAAGTCTTACGACCATCGGCTTGGCTTGTTCAAAAACAGCCTCATCGGCATCTACGATCATAGGAGCAAGATCGAGGACATAACCGCTGACATCGCATGCTTCTATCGTCGCTCAACTGGTGTTCGAGTTCCATGCGGCATACCACAGAAAATATTATCTTTCATCAAAGAACATCCAGAATCTCGCGGTGTTGAAATCGCTGAGCACTTCGACATTGAGCAAGAGCTTGTAGAGCGAGTGCTGGCGCCGTTCGTCGAAAGCTGGATTGTGAAAGCGCGTCCCGTGACTACCATGGCAGGAATCGTTGTCTCATCTTACAGCATCAGCCCAGACGCCACCATCACCTTCGTCCAGGAAAAGAAGGATGAAATGCCATCAGAGAGATTCACGCACATTTTCGATGGTTCGCCAAAATCTGGCCGCTACCTGATCGACACGCCGATCACCAAGCGCGCTAAGCCTGATCCCATGGAGGAATATCAGATATGAGCAAGCTTACCGCTGAGCAGCAAGAAAAGCACGACAAAATTATGCGTCTAGCCGAATATGCCAATGATTCAGAAATGGATAAACAGCTTTTGTCGGAATTTGTGGTGCAAATATGCGCGCAGATTGATTACACAAACCGCTACCGCGCCCTACGCACTCTTGCCGTCATGTTCACCCATGACCCAGAATGCGCAGAGAAGATTTGCGACGAGGTAGTCAACGTCGAGGAATATCCAAACGAAAAAGCATTTGACGATCAAGCCGATAAGATCGTTCAAGTGATTAACGATCTTCAAGTCGGCATACCTTCTTAGGAGAACTGACATGAATATCACCTACATCCTTTTGCTATTGGTTACCACCAACCCCGTACCTACTTTCCAAATGCTTGCCGAGTTCCCTAACAAAGCCGAGTGCCAACACGTCATCGAAACGCTCGATGCCCCCCCCGCAGCCAAAGAGCAGCTTGTATGCCAGGGCTTCGTCATCTCGGATGCGCCTGGCTACAAAGAGCCAGCGAAGCAGCCGAAAGCCGCGCCGCAGCAGCCCAAGAAAAAGCATGTGCTTGAGGTGTGAGATGACTCCCCACCTTACAGCTTTCTGCGTTTCCTTTGTATTCATATTTCTCAAAGCTTGGCAGCAGCAAAATGTTGTGCATAAGCAGTTTATCTGGGTCATGCCAACATCTTTCGGCTTGGCGATGTGCGAGTTCTACCTCATTGGCCTTGTGGCTCGCACAGGTGACTTCACCATAGCTTTTTGGATGGGAACTGGTGCCGGCTTGGGAGCGATGCTATCGATGTTTTTGCATGGAAGGATGACGAAGCAATGAGCGATGTGAACAATACGCTAGCCGAGCGGGGCGCACGCTACGGCGATTTCAAAGATCAGGGCCGCATCACGCAGAACTTGAAAAAGGCGATGCGCGATGGAACGAACTTTGACGATTTGAGCGACGACATGAAGGAGGCGCTGGATATGATTGCAAGCAAAATATCCAGAATATTAAACGGTGATCCGAACTACGCCGATTCCTGGCATGACATCTGCGGATATTCGAAGCTCATTGAAGATCGCCTGAATAATCCATGCAAGCATAACGGAGTACTTGCTTACGACACTATAAACAAAAAATATCTCTGCGGCGAATGCGGCGCAGAGATTCACGACACGATGTCGTTTAGGTGTTATTGCGCAAATTGTCCTTGTGGGCTTGGAGGTACTTTTTCATGACCACCTCAACCCAAGAGCGCCTAGCGCCAGAACTGCAGAACGAATGGGATGCTTTCTTTAAGCGTTACGGCAAATTTCCACCACGCGAGAAAATGGGCATGGCCGAACGATATAACTTCGATATCCGACTGGACGCATGGATTGAGGGTCGCGCAGCTTTGCGCAAGGAGATCGGGAAATGAGTGATGAAAAGAAAGCCTTGTTTTTGAAGGCTACGGACGAGATTTTGAAAATTCCCGGCGCGCACCTCCATCATTTGCAACGCTTCATTAATGGGAATGTGTCCATCAGCAAGAAAGGCATCATCAAATTCCCCATGCAGTTGGACATTAATATCTTGGAAACCACAGTTGATGATATCCGCGCCATCTTCGCGCCGCATATATACGAAGGAAAGATGATCCCGGTAATTTGTTTTATTGACCCAGAAGAATATGAGAAAGGCCGCGCCACAATGCCGGTAGAGGAGGCGAGAAAATGATCCCGGCCCACATGAAAAATACAGCTAAGGCAATCGTCAACCTAGCCGATGCTTTCAGCCATGTTGACCCCAAAGCTCCAGGTAGCCGTGATCTTTACATTCGTGCCATGGAAAGCCTAGTCAGAATGGCCCTTGTAGATGCCGCCATGACCGAAGAAGTGCGCGACTTCGCTAAATGCATGGGCAAGCCTATTGCTGAGCTTGGCTGAGATGGCATGGACAATATCAAATGCAATGATTAAGGACTACGCCAATTAGTTTGATGTGTTGTCAAAGTAAAGATATAATAAAATCTTTACATGGATTAATAAATTATGCCTTGGCCAAAAAACGAAAAACTACAAGAAATGCACGCAATGTATGAGCAGGGATTTTCATTATCTCAAGTTGCAGAATTTTATGGATGCACGCGGCAATCAGTATTTGGATTGTTCCAATACAACGGCTTGCCAACTAGGAAAAAGAAAGAGTTGCCATTCGTTGTTTTCAATGGTTCAAAATACACCTTGAGAAATCACGGTTACATGGCAAAAACAGATGGATATAGAACGCTTTTGCATCGTGATATCTGGGAGTTCCACAATGGAAAAATACCCGAAGGATGGGATATTCACCATAGGGACGAAGACAAAACACACAATGAGATAAGCAATTTCGAATGCCTTCCAAAATCTGAGCATACGAAGCTTTACTCTCCTCATAATAATCAACATACCAAAGGAAGAAAGAGAGAAAAATGTGGGTCTTAGCTCATTCCATTTGTTTGCCGGCGCAGGAGGTGGCATCCTCGCCGATATCCTCCTTGGACATAGAACTATTGGCGCAGTCGAAATCGAAGATTATCCCAGAAAAATTCTGCTGGCGCGGCAGCTTGACGGAAGTCTACCTCGATTCCCTATCTGGGACGATGTTACAACCTTCCGAATCGACAACCCAGACACACGAAGCTACATTGAATGGCTCCGAGAAAGGAGTGGGGAACTCGTCATTTGTGGCGGGTTCCCGTAACTGTGTCAAGACATCAGCGCAGCTGGCAAAGGCGCAGGAATCGACGGTGAGCGAAGCGGACTCTGGGCGCACATGGCAAGGATCATTTGCGAAATACGACCACGATATGTCTTTGTGGAAAACAGCCCAATGCTCACTTCTAGGGGACTCGGAAGAGTTCTCGGAGACCTGGCCGCGATGGGGTTCGATGCTGAATGGGGAATTATTGGAGCGGCAAATATCGGAGCTCCGCACAAACGGGATCGAATTTGGATTATGGCCTACTCCATGCAGCAGCGACCATTCCAATCGTCAGATATCGGACAGCATTCACATATCGAGAACAGGTTTGCCGAAACATATTGCAGCAAATGGAATGAAATCGCAAATGCGATTGAGTCAAGCGGTAAAAATGTTTCCAACTCCGAATGCATCCGATGCGAACAAATGGAGCAATCAAACTCTGCAAGAAAGATTGGAAAAGAAACAGCAAGTGAGATTGAATACAGCGGTCGCGCCGGAAGGTGGAAAGGGTGGCCTCCTGAACCCCAATTGGGTCGAGTGGCTTATGGGGTGGCCAATCGGGTGGACAGACTTAAGGCCCTTGGAAACGGCCAAGTGCCATTGTGCGCAGCCTTTGCATGGAAACTGCTCTCAGAAAAGTTTTGATTGCTGGAAAAGATTTTTCATGGCAAGATTGGGAACATAATTTTTAACGAGTTTCCAAATGGCTAGTGAAAAAAGTAGAGCTTCTTATGCGGCATGGTATGCCAGAAACAAAGAAAAAGCGCGTGAACAAAAGCGTGTTGTTATGAAGAAATTGCGCGATGAAAATCCTGAAAAATATAATTCCCAGTCGAGAAAAGCAAAAATAAGAGAAAAACTAAAACTATTCCTGATGTATGGGAATGTGTGCCAGATCTGCGGATTTTCCGATATGCGAGCGCTTTCACTTGACCATGTGAAAGACAACGGAAATGAAGAACGAAGACAACTTGGTGAGCGCGGGGTATATCGTAGGGCAAAATCCGAGTACCGCCCTGATGAATATCAGATTCTTTGTATGAACTGCCAATTCATCAAACGATCTGTAAATTCAGTGCATATTAATCTTAATGATGAGTGGCAGCAACAGCATGGAAAATCCTGAGCGAACCTTATGTCTGACATCACCTGGCAAGAATTAATGGAGCTATACCAGCTCAGAAAAGGAATTGTATGAGAAGGAATCTTGGGAATCTAATCAAATCGTTGGAAAATGCTATATACGATGGCGCTATCAATGATTATTTGGCGAGTTTGCCACATACAGGCAAGCCAAGAATAAAAGTCAGCTTTAGCAGCGGCGAGACCAGTGCCTATATGGCCTATCGCATGAAAACAGAGATGTCTGATGATTATGAGCTTTGTTTTGTGATGGCAAATACAGGCGAAGAAACCGAGAAGTCACTTATTTTTGCGGATCGCTGCGACAAGGCATGGGGACTGAATCTAATTTATGTTGAGGCGGTTGTGCACCCGGAATTCGGTGTGGCAAGCACACATAAACAAGTTACTTTCGAAACAGCTTCGCGTAACGGCGAGCCATTCGAAGAAATGATAAAGGTCTATGGCATTCCAAATATGGATTTCGAGCCATGCAACCGCGAATTGAAATTGAATGCTATGAAGTCCTACATGAAATCAATAAGTTGGTATGACTATCAAACGGCAATTGGGATTCGCATGGATGAACGGCGCCGTGTCAATCCAGAAACAGCAAAGAAAAATAAAATCATTTATCCGCTAATTGATATTTGGCCTACTGATAAGCAAGACGTGCGCGACTTTTGGGAAGATCAACCGTTTCAGTTGGGTTTGCAAGAGCACGAAGGAAACTGCAAATGGTGCTGGAAGAAATCAGATAAGAAGCATTTTAGATTGATTTCTGAGCACCCTGAGATTTATGATTTCCCTCGCCGCATGGAGCAACAATACGGATGGTGCGGTGCCCCACATTACGGTGAACCATCGGTGGACGGAAAGCCGCGTGTTTTCTTCAGGAATAAGCGCAGCACTGACGATATGTTTGCGCAGGCCCGCGAACTTGGCTTTGTCCCACACATACCAATCAAAGAGGTCAGGTCGCACGAAGCGCGGCAATTTAACCTTGATCTTGATGCCGGCGGCTGCGGTGAGACTTGCGAACCATACCCAATGGAGGTTAAGCCATGAACTATTGGCTGGCATTAATTGCACTTGGTGCGATAGCATTTATTCAAAACATGTCATTTACTTGGGTGAGCCGCAGCCGTAACAGTGGTGACCCGTCTTATCACCGCTGGGCGGCCATATGCTCCAATGCGGTTTGGTTCGTCACCCAAATGGTGATTTGGCAGCAGGTGTGGGAAGTGGCTAAAACGGGAGAATGGTGGCGGCTTGGCCTGGTCGGCATAATTTATGTGTTGGCTACGACTGAAGGCTCAGTGTTCATGATGAAAATCTTGCTGAAGAAAGAAACCGGCAAGCGCAAAGTAGGTGCCGTTTGAAATGTCCGATATAACTTTCGAAGAACTCCTGCAATTACACAGGATAAGAAAAGGAAAGGAACCAAGCCGCGCCTTGGAGCGCAAGCACTACGGAGATCCGCTGAATAATATCGAGTACGTAAAAGAAATCCAGCGGCGAGAAAGAATCAACCAGGAAAGAAAGGGGAGAAAGTGAGTAACTTACGACGAGTACCAAAGAGCGAAGCGCAGACGAAGTTCAAAGCGGCGGATCCGGTGGATATCTGCCTGGAATGCTGGAAGACCTGGATGCACGGCGACAGCGACCGCGACCTGGGCGCAAAGACAATGGGTGGTCTCGTGGCGAATAGCGACGGCTATGGTTGTGATTCTTCTGAGGCTCAGCAGAAGAGGGACACTGCCATAGCGGTTGCGACAGATGCCTGCATAGACTCTCTGAAGCGCATTCACATATGGGCCATCTATAAAACTTGCAGCATAGGGCAGATATGGTCTTTCCCGAATGCCGACCTGGCGAGCACATATGAATCGGCCCGCAAGGAACTGGAACCGCTATTGCGTAAGAACCCAGCTACAAGTTCGGAGTTTTGATATGAGGACTTGCAAAAAATGTGGAAGCTTTGAATTTGCTTCAGATGGGCAATGCAGGCTATGCAAGAATGCCAAGGAAAGGGAGAGATATGCCAAAAATATTGAGGAAAATCGTTTAAAGGCAAGGAAATATAGAGAAGAAAATAAAGAAAAAGATAGGATCAGGAAGAAAAAATATGCCATAGAGAATCCTGAAAAGATAAAGGCAATCCTGCGCAAATCCAACGAGAAAAACTCCAAGAAAAGAGTTGAGAGAGC